TAAGCAGCTTCAGCAAAGGTTTGTATGAAAACATATTACACCTCCTAATATTTAGATTATAACATTATATATTCATATGTCAATGGAGGAATATTCAGATATGTGAATATATTTATTGACAAATATTCAGATGTGGTGTATGTTGTATTCATAAAAGCGAATATAAAAATTAGATATCTAAATATTTTGTATGAGAGGTCATAAAGATGGACAAGAATAAAATTCTCGAAGACTATATCGGAAATGATATGAAAAAAATTCGTAAAATATGCGACAAAATCATTTCCAAAACAAATATCCCGAAAATGTATTGGGATGATTATTATGATAAAGCTGTCGATATTCTTCTGAAGAGTATGGATACATATGATGAGTCGAAAAATTGTAAATTTAGTACATATTTCTATGGAAACCTTGTAAGAAGAAAAGAAACGTGGAAAAGAGATTGTATAAGGTTTAAAAGATGTAATCTTGTAATAGATAGTAAAGGAAAAATTATGAGAGATAAGGACGGAAATCCTATAGTTATTCCAGATATATCCATACATATGAAAGTTGATCCAGATGAAGATTACACGTTGGAAGAAGGCATTTCTTCTGGATTTAATTTAGAAGGGGAAATTATAAATAGACTTCATCCCACAACAGATAAAATTGAAATGTATAAGAGCAATTTATCTTATAAGCAACAAAAGGCGGTCGATCTCATATGCGATGGATACACTCAAGATGAAATTATTGAAGAATTAAACATAACAGAAAGAGAATATAAAGACAATATACTTGGGACTATGCGTCTTTATGAAAATGTAAAAGTGTTATTGTGCGAATAAAAAATTGGAGGAATATAATCATGGCAAAGAAAATTAGAAAAAAGACATTATCGCTAGATTCTTATTTAGAGAAGATTGTGGAAGAAGATATTAGTGATAATCAGGACGTTCAAAGACTGTTTTGTTGGGAAAATGGAATGGTGAATGAGTTAATCAAAACTGTATTAACTGATGATTATATTCCACCAATTATCTTAGGAGAAGAAGATTTGGACGAAGACGTTGTGCAGCAATACATTGTTGATGGAATGCAAAGAAGTTCTGCGTTGGTTAAATTTAAGCATGAAAACTATAAAATTACAGCTACTTTAGAAGATCCGATTATCCAATATCAGAGAAAAAAGAAAGATGAAAATAATAAAATCTGTAAAGATGAATACGGAAAAGTTATTTGGGAATCTGTTGAATATGATTTGAGAAGAAAAACATATGAAATGTTACCGCCAGAATTGAAAAAAATGTTTGATGATTATCAGATTGACATTACAATACATCAGCATTGTACGATGTCACAGATTAGTAAATTGGTGAGAAGATACAACAATCATTTGGGAATGAATACATCTCAGAAAGCATTTACTTATATTGATTTACATGCAAGAAAAATAAGGACAATATCTGAGAAAAATAAATTCTTTAAAAATTGTATGTCTTGTTCCGGTAAGCAGCAATCGAAAGGTATTAGAGAAAGACTTGTATGTGAATCTGTCATGACAACGTTTTTCTTTGATAACTGGAAAAGTGCAATAAAGAACATGAGCAAATATCTAAATGAGAACGCAACGGAAGAACACTTTGATACTGTAAATGAATATTTTAGCAGGATTGAATCTGTGTGCAAAGATAATTTCACAGAAGTGTTTGTGCCAAAAAATGTTATTGTTTGGATCCCTGTGTTTAAAGAGTTTGCTAAATTTGGATTAGATGATATTAAGTTTAAGGATTTTGTAGAAGAATTTGAAAAGTCTTTATATAAAAAAGATGTAAATGGAGTAACATTTGACAAATTAAATGAGGATCGTCATACAAAAGGTAAGGCTATTTTAAAAGAGAAAATTAACATCTTAACTGCTCTCATGAAAGAGTATTTACATATTAAAGAAGATGAAGAATGTCTTGTCGAAGTGGGAGAGAATAATGTAATAGATAATGCTTCTTCAGACCAGAACGCTCTTGAATTTATCAAAGAAAATGTTAAAGAAGATGTGATTGATGAAGACATCGAATTATATAAAATTCAGTTAGATGACTGGACAGTAGAGGTTGATAACTCATCGAAACTTCTTGAACCTGAAAACATGAATTCTTTACTTGCTGTTGTTGCGTACAGCTTTGAAACAAACATAGATTTAGAAATTCCGGAGTGGATGGTAAGTTTCTTTAACAGAAATTCTACATATATTAAAGATCAAAAAGAAAATTATACATACATGGTAAATGATATTGGTGAATTCTTGAGACATAAATATGAACTTGCTGGATAAATGGAGGTGAATAATATATGGATAAAACATTTTGGAACATAATGTCAATCGGTGGATTAATTACATCGTGTTTAGCCGGTGCTAGATTATATGAAATTGGAGAAGATTCATTTTTCTATGGTTTTATTCTCGGTGTCGGAGCATTGATGTTCGCTGCAAAATATATGGGAGAGGAAGAATGAGGTAGAAAAGATGAAAAAATTTAACTGGAAAGAATTTAAAAATAAAGACAATAAGATTGCGGTGCATTGTAAGACCGAGGAAGAAGCGAAAGATTTTTGCAAGAGAATGCATGAGCATGGGATGAAGTGGAGCACAGGTAAAAGCTACATGGAAAAGACAAATTATGAAGAGTACAAAGGAGAAACGTGCTATATAAGATTCGGAATGTTCTCATCGTATCGGTACTACAATAGCGAAGGATACGAGATCCTGGAATGGAGTGATTACATGCAGAAAGAATTTACAAAGTCAGATTTAAAAAGCGGAATGGTGGTCGAATATAATGATAACTATTTAGGGAAAAGACTTGTTATAGGCGGCTTTTTGATTGGCGAAGATGGATATTCGGATTTGGGAGACTATAACGAAAACTTAAAAAATGTGGCAAGCGGTTTAGAAATAGTTAGGGTATATAAGATTAAATGCATGGAAAAAATTAGCAGTATCATGCATGATGACAACCTCGAACTCATCTGGGAGCGAAAAAAACTAAAGAAAATGACCGTAGAAGAGATGCGCGAAAAGTTAGAAAAACTGATTGGAGAAGAAATTGAAATTGTCTAAATAAGGAAAAGGAGAAATAAATTATGTGTGAGTTTAAAAGTGGAATTATTTTTAAGAATAGGGTGGAACTTGCACCCTTAGAGAATGAAAGTCATTCAAGTTTGCTTGAAAAATTGGATATAGAAGATAATGAATTTAATGCTTCTAAGAAATTTGTGAGAGCAGAATTAATTCCGCCAGAGAAATATGTTATCACTTCTGATATTTCAAAGTGGACTTATAAAGTCGATCAGGATATTGTACCAGAATGGTATAGTAACGATCCAGAGAGATATGAAGATGAATTTAGAGAATCCGTTAAAGATTTTATGAACAAGCACTTTAAAGAGGAATTTGGATATTATTGGACAAACATTCGAATGGATGGAAAGATATATCATTTTATGTATGGAGTTCTTACGAGGATGAGTTTTGGCAGCAATAATAATTACGCAGAATCTTCTGTAAGAAAATATCTTAAAGAGTGCAAGCTTGCAAAAGACATTAAATGTAAATATGGAAATAGTATTACTCCAGTTGAAAATAACTTGCTTAGTATGGATGGATTTAATGATTATGGTGTTGTAAAAGATGATGTATTGTCTATTCCGACTTTTGATTTATTCAGAAAATGTGGTGAAAAACTTCCACTAATCAATTATCCACACTGGCTGTCAACTCCAAATCAGACGAAATCAAGAAAAGATTCTTCCTGTGTTCAGGTTGTTCGCAGTAATGGTCGCGTGGGCTGCTTCGATTGCAGTTGGGACGGTTATGGAGTTCGTCCGTTTTTTATCACCGAATCTTAAATCTGTTTATCTTGTCGATAACGTTTTGTGGAGATGAAGACAGAACAATGCGTAAGCGTTGTTCGTAAGTATTCGAAGAGCAAAACTCAGCAAGATTGGAGTGATTTATATGGAAGTTATTACAAAAGCTATCGACTTAATGCAATATACATATTCCGTGACAGCGAATAAAAAGAGATATCCGGCAAAATACAAAACGCTTATAGAAAGAATTCAGAATGAATGTATGAATATATATGATTTCCTGATGAGCGCAAATAGAATACAAATAAATGCAGAAAAACAGAAGAGATTAGATTTGCAAACTAGATCTATTTCTTCATGTGATAAATTATCTTGTTATGTTGAATTGTCAATGAATCTAAATCTTATAGGATCTGATACAGTTGAACATTGGCAGAAGAAGATATGTGATATTAAATATATGACAATAGCCTGGAGAAACAAAGATAAAACAAGATGATTCTTAACGGTTGTTTGCTATATGACTTCCTATGTTCAGATTGTTAACAGTAATGGTAACGTGAACTACAACGATTGCAATTGGAACGATTATGGAGTTCGTCCGTTCTGGGTCGGAAGACGAAATAAAGTAAGAGAAACGCTGAAATTAGAGTCCCGATATCAAAAGAGCAAACAACCTTTCCTGTCTTTTACTAGACAGGATAAATACAAAGGTAAAATATATCATGATAAAAGATAGCACAGTTTTTGATAAGATTATTGATTTTGAAAATTTATATAAAGCATACAGAGATTCAAAAAGTGGCAAAGGTTTTACGAAAAGTAGAATTAAATTTGAATTATCTGCTCTTGATGGAATTTATCAAATTAAGAAACTTTTAGAATCAAAGCAATATGAAGTAGATAGATATAACAGATTTAAAGTATATGAACCGAAAGAGAGAATTATAGAAGCAGGAAGTTTTAAAGACAAAATTGTGCAGCACAGTTTATGTGATAATGTGCTTCTTCCTATTTTAAGTAATGAATTTATATATACGAATTATGCCGGACAAATAGGAAAAGGAACATTGTTTGGTTTGGATTGTCTGAAATATCAAATGTATTTAGCATATCAGAAATACGGATATGATTGTTGGATTATTAAAGGTGATATTAAAAAATTTTTCTATAATATTGATCATAATATTCTGAAAGATATTGTTTTATATTTTATATCTAATCCAGATACGTACTGGTTATGTGAAAAATTTATTGATAGCACAAGCGGAAATGGCTTGCCTCTTGGAAATCAAGTTAGTCAGGTATTTGCTTTATTATATTTGTCTGGTTTTGATCATTTTATAACTGGAGAGTTGGGTGTCAAATATTATGGAAGATACATGGATGATTTCTATTTAATTGTGGAATCAAAGCAATATGCAAAATATTGTTTGTGTGCAATAGAAGATTTTGTAAACACACTAAATTATGAAATGTCGCAAAAGGAGGTCTGGTTAAATGCTAGTTGAAAAAGTTATAAAAATACCGGTGTATACTTTCAATTTTAGAATGTATCCAAATAAAGAACAGAGTGAATTAATAGATAGAATTATCTTAGCTTTACATAAAGCATGTAATATGGCTGTTTATGATATGTTTGAAAATAAAGTTAATACAATTGAAAGACCAGACAAAAAGAATGGAGGACAAACTGTTCATTTTCCGGATGTAAAGTCTATTGCAAAGAAACAGTATTTGGATGTGTTAAGAAGTAGGAGAGAAGACATTAAATTGATTCCAGCGGGTGCTTTGTCTGGTGAGAATGGAGTTTTCTTGTGTGATTTGTCGAAGCGATTGGATGCTCAAGTGAGTGGAGAAAATTCTAATAAGAAAACAAACGGAAAGGGAGTTAAAAGACCGATTGAGAACAGTAAACCTCCATATTATTCAAAGAAACATCCGAGAACAAGTTATACATATCAAGAATTTCTGAGAAAAATGAGCTTTAATGAGGAGAATAAAAATGTAGCATATTTTAATTTAGCTAAAATCGGAAAGGTAAAGATTAGGGGGATTAAAGGATGCCTAAAAAATATCTGGTTTGATTCATCATGCACGATGAATTTTGAAGAATATGTGAATTTACATAAGAAACAACAAATATTAACAACTGTAAAAAAAGATAATTGTGGTGATTACTTTTTACAGCTATGTATGAAAGATATTTATAAGATTGTGAAAGTAGAAGAAGAGAAAAGAGAAATTGGAATTGATGTTGGAATTTCAACTTTGATGACTTTATCAGACGGAACAAAATATGATAATCCTAGATTCAAAAATGGTAAAGACGGAAGTGTTCGTCAACATCGTGAGATGTTAAATAGACAATTATCCAGAAGGCAAGGGTATAGCAATATTGAGTTTAGGAAAAGGTTAAGTGAATTAAGAAAAGAAAATGTTGAATTAAAGCCTTCTAAAAGATACATAGAAACAAAAGTTAAAAAAGCAAAATTAGAAAGAAAGGTAACACGACAAAGAAAATATCATATGGAGAATATGGTGTTAGAAGTTATAAAAAGATCAGACTTTATTGGAATAGAAACTTTGTCGGTTAAAGATATGTATGTCAAGAAAAACAAGAGTGAGAAATGATAATTTATCTGATGCGGCGATGGGAGAAATTCTTACTTTATTAAAAAGAAAAGGTGAAGAATATGGTGTACCTGTTGTTGCAATTGGACAATATAAAAAATCAACACAAACATGCAGTAAATGTGGTTTTGTGAACGTAAAAACAAAAGATACAAAAATAAGAGGCTGGATTTGTCCTGAATGTGGAGCGATTCATGATAGAGACATTAATGCTGCAATTAATATTTTGAATATGGCTAAAGAGAAAGAATATAAGAAGCAAATAGCTTAAATACATATACATGGTTGCAGGTTCAACGCCGCCATGTGCGAATATGAAGTGAACATAAGTTATACGGTTTATTCGCACTAAAGTAGATAAAAGAAATCAGTGAGTAGTAATCATTTATTTACATATACGAAAACGGATAACGCTTTTGTAACCTTAGAATTGTGTAAGTTACATAAAATAGATATGTCATATTTGTGTATTTTTGATGATGTAGTTTACATAAGTATGAGGATTGAAATGACAGCGTGGAGATATCGGAGGCTCTGCGAAGAAGATGTAGTTTACATAAGTATGAGGATTGAAATCGCAAACAGATGAGAACATAGCAGGGGCATTGTATGATGTAGTTTACATAAGTATGAGGATTTAAATTGCATATCACCTGTGAACTTCTGAATGGAATGGAGATGTAGTTTACATTAGTATGAGGATTGAAATGCGATCGAAAGCTGCATTATAAAAAATAGAAAAAGATGTAATTTATACAAATATAAGGATGGAAACAGATTATCGATAAAGAATTATTAGATTAAAAAGGAGAATAAAACTATGACAGGATATGATTTAGTAGCAATTGTGAACTTACTAGAAGACCATAACAAAAAAGATTATGGATTTGCATTATATAAGGAAGAATATGAATTACTTAGAACAGCAAATTTGAATAATACACTTGTGGTTGTAAATGCAAGAAACAAAGATAGGAGAGTATTAGGAAAGGTAAAAGTAATTTTACCTGTGAGTGTATATGGCGAAAATCCTACAGCTCAGGTAGTCGGCGTTGTTAATATGAATGCATATATGAAGAGAAAAAAGAAGAGAAAAAACGTATTGATAAAATCAATGAACTTAAGTCGTTAATCAAAAAGAATGAGATAGAACTTACAGCTCTTGTTATGGAATTGAGAATGTTAGAAGGCTAAAAGGAGAGAAATAAATAATATGAATTATCCATTCTATTGTCCGAAATGTGGGCACAAAGAAACTATTACAATGTCGATGAAAGAGTATACAGGCGAAGGACATATGTGTCCGGAATGTGGTGAAGAAATGAAACGAGAAATTGACTCCATGGTTTGCAGAAGTATTGATAAGACAGGAGATTTCTATAGAAGTTTTAATTAAAAGATAGTTGTGGATTAGTGTAAATGGTAGCACGATGCGGTATATAGCATTAGAAAAGGTTCGAATCCTTTATTCACAATTCATATGCGGAATAAATTTCTATACATGTTTCATACCCTCAATAAAATAAGATACATAAAGTTCTGCATATGATTTTCATCGGTGTTTATAATCAAATATCACCTACAGTAAATCAAATATTTAGAAACTGTAAACGTTGATTCAACAAACTATTTCATTTGTCGCTATTTGAAAATATTTGTGAACAGCACGTGATATAAGATCGTAAATACCGATGTGATTAATATTAAAAGAGGTGTAAAAATGAGTAGCTGGACATATGTACATGGAACAATTGTTGTATCACCATTAGGCAGAACACAACACGAGAAAAGGTATATTCTTGAAACTGTTCTTGATCATCTTCCGGTTGTAACTGGATCAGAAAGAGATATGGAAGTATATGTGATTCAAAAAAGAGGATATAACAGCTCAAGCAGTAGCGATGAATTTTTTGAGGGAACAAATAACTTAAGAGATTCAAGAGGAAGAAGAAGTTATAAACGTGGTTGGTTACATACACAAGACGAATATATTCTTGTTGTTGATGGTGCATTACGTGATAGAGAATTTGAAGATACATTTCAGGAATTTATGAAATGGATTTGTAGATTATCAAAAAGAGTTATTGTAGATGATGTGAATGTGAAAATTAAAGGATTTGACAAGCAATATGTTATAGATGATTCTGATCCGTTTTACAACATGAGTGATTTCGATAAAGACAATTGGTGCGATTATTTGATGTGGAAATATGACAGAGATGAAGATGGAAATTTATTAAGTGGAAAGCCGGGAAAGAGAAATGTGTAATTACGATTATTTAGATGATTTATATGACTATTGTGACGAGTGTAGAATATATGGTGATGATTATTACGTGGATGAAGGTGGAGAATGGATCGATGCATGTGTAAATTGTTTTATGGATACTGAAAATACTAAAAATAAAGAGAGTGAAAAGAATGAGGAAACCTAAAGTTGAGAATAAATACAATCTTACCATGAAAAAGATTAACAAGCTCAGTGTAGGAGATGAATCAAAGATTAAGGAACCGCTGTTTTGGAGAAATAATGTTATCAATGCATGGTGTATTAGCAAGTTTATTGGAACAGATCGGGATGTAAAGTATGGAGCAAATAACGATATTTGGATAGGTATTTATGATAAGCCATATTACAACAGAAGAGTTCATACAAGATGTGATTGCTTTGGTGGAATGTGTACATATAAGTTTGATAAATTTTATCAAGAGAAAGATATTGAAAATGAATTAGATTTAAAAACACAGGAAGAATTATTAAGAACAATAAATATGTTGATTGACGAAGGGATTTTGGTGATTCAAGATGGACGAAACAGTTAAACAATTTTTTAAATATAATCCGTCAGTGAGAGTTTCATTACGATATTATCCTTTCAATGACGAATTTGAGGTAAGACTTGATAATTACGACACAAACAGACATGCATATATGATATTTCGTGATATCCATGAAATTTCATTGGATGAAATGATTAATATTACGATTGATAGATTTAGAGAAGAATTGTTGGAGTAATTATAAATATGGATGAAAAGAGAGTTAGAAAAGCAATTGCTTTTTTCGGTAGAAAAATTTATGAATTGGGGGAATTAGAAGAACAAACAGATGGTGTTTTAGTACATAATATTGAATATTATCTTACAGCAATCAAAGCACTGGAAAAGCAGTTGCCGAAAAAAGTAGAAAACTGGAATGGACAAGCGTCGTGTCCTAGATGCAAAAGACTGTTTGGAAATATGGCAGATATAGAAATGTTTTGTTATTGGGATTCTGATTGCTGCAATCATTGTGGACAGAGATTAGATTGGAGTGAGTAACATGGAAGAATTAAAGAAATGCCCATTTTGTGGTGGAGAAGCAATGCTGAAAATCAATTACGGATTTGATGGAAAAGTTATATCAGCTTTTGTGTACTGCAAAGAATGCGGAGTTGCAACGCGAAGATGTGCTTTAGAAACAACTGCTATAGGGAAATGGAACAGGAGGGTGGAAGAATGATTAAAGTAAAAGCGGAGGCAAATTATGGTTTTGCTGGAACAAATATGACATTTGAAGAAGAGTTTGGTGATGATGTAACTGATGAGGAAATCGAAGAAGCTATGAGAGATATGGTTATGGAACAGGTTAATTGGTCATGGGAGAAAGAGTAATTATGAACAGAGAAATACTTTTTAAAGCAAAGAGAAAAGATAATGGAGAATGGGTGGAAGGGTATGTTGTTGCATATCCTTCTGGAAAAGTGGAAATACACAAAATTAGCAAAGAATTACCAGATATATTACTAAAATGCGAGATTGCTCCAAGTACTTTATGCCAGTACACCGGACTTACCGACAAAAACGATAAGAAGATCTGGGAGAATGATATTCTCAGATATAGTTATGACTATGATGGAAGTCCGTTTTTAAAAGATGGCGAAGAGATAAAATATCGTGTAGGTGCTGTGTTTTGGAGCGAATGGAGGGGATCATGGGCAGTATGTGGACGAGGAAATAAAAAATGCACCAATAACGATGTTTTTAAATATAATCGGAATCCAAATAGAACGGAAGTTATCGGAAACATTTTTGACAATCCAGAGCTGTTGGAGGTGGAGTGATGAAAACAATAATTTACACAGTAGATGACGAAGAACCAGATTGCAATAGATGCGATCATTGTTGCTGCGAAGATTATTATTGTATCAAACAATGCGGAGCAGAACATGGATGGAATGGATACGAAAGGTTAGAGAGAATTGAAAGTGATGAGGGGTAACAATGTGGAAAATATTTATTGAGTATGACGATAAGAGCAAAATTACATTAACAGGAAAACACAAAGATATTCCGCTAAGGCTTGCATTAGAATATAACCTACTGTATGCAAATTCCCAAAGCTGCATAGGTGCAAAATATCAACGATATCCAAAAAAGAATTATCCTGAGATGGATTTAATGGATAAAATCGAGGAACTAGAGTTGTTGGAGGCGTAGTAATGAAAAAAGAGTGTATTAAATGCAAATATTATAAAAACTACTATAAATCAACAGAATGTTATTGCGAAAAAGGTTATTGTGTTATGGATAAGAAAAACAGGAGATGGAATAAATGAACGTACTAGAGAAGATCTTGGAAGAGTTAGAGAATGAATCACAACTAGCGCATGAAGAAATGCGAAGATGTGCAAGAGGAAATCCTTTGCAATTTGATGAAGTAAAAGGATATGCAAGAGCAATGGAATATGTAGTTGACACCATACGTTCTCACATGGAGAAGAGAAAAAAGGTATCAAGAGCAAGGATAATAACACGTAAAATTGATGAAAAGTCATATTATGAGATTGAATATAAGGAAACCGGGAAAGACGAGTATGATGTCGGATACGGATCGTACGATTTAAATAATGTCATTGGTTGGTTTAACGAATGCTTCGAGTTTTGTGGAAAAACTAAAGTGGCTAGTGACAATGACGGTTGGATTCCGGTAGAGGAGAGATTGCCGGAAGAAGATGAAAGATACAAAGGTAGAAAGGCTATTGATGTATTAGTCACTACTTCTAATGGAAGAGTTACTAAAGTACAAAGACAATCAAAATATGACTATTGGTGCTGGGGAAGAATTTATGGTGAGCCAACTGCATGGCAGCCACTTCCAAAACCATACAAGGAGAAATAACATGTCAGAAGATACAAAACAGCAGTTGCAAATTGTTCTGGATTTATTGAGAAAATCATTGATAGATAATGGTGTTTCTATGGGGCTATCAGAAAAGAAAATAATGTTTTTTGATACAAAGAAATATTTATTAACAGGAAAGTTTGATGGATTTTCTGTAAATATTGATAACTTAGTTAAATAATGAAAGCAGAATTTCAAACGGAGAAAGAGAGAACTAATATATGAAGAAAAACAATGTAAAAACAGCCACAATCAGATGCGATGATAATGCAGAAGCAGTTGTGTTTTCTAAATATACAACGGAAAATTCAACTGATTTTGAAATCTCTTTTGAGGATTCATATAGCGGTGGAGATTTTAAAGGAATTATTGGAAGATTTAAAAGAGCATGGATGGCGTTCTGGAATAAGCCGGTATGTTATACAGGTATATATTGCGAAAGTGGGCGTGATAGAGTAAGAAACTTTCTGAAAGAATGCTTGGAATTGGTAGAAGGAGAATAGGGAATATGAGAACAGTATATATTGCAGACGATGGAAAACAGTTTGAAGATGAGTATGAATGCGAACATCATGAATTTGAGTTAAAATATCCACATCTTCAAACAATTGAAGCGTACAATAAAGACGGAGAAAAAATGACAGATCTCTTGGATGAAGATACATATAATAATTGTGAAAAAATTATTCTTCATTCAGAAGAAGAGTTATCTGATTTACAATATGCCGCAGACTGTTTAGGATTTTATTCATACAATGACATTACCGAAATCGGGGAATGGA